TTGAACGCATACGAGCGCAAGGAACGGGCAGGCTTACCGTCATACTCCGCGCCCGCAGGGATGCACGATGACATTGTAATGGCGTTGGCGTTGGCGTGGCGGGCGATTGGTTTACCGTCTGCCGCAGATATGGTTGATTGGATATGAGGTGAAAAGATGGCATTATTTGGGTTAGCGACTAAAAAAGAACAGGCGGCGATTTTACAAGAAATGGAGGCATTGAAAGCCTCCACCATGCGATATGAAAAGTGGATGCTGGAAGCGGCGGCGGCGGAAAAGTTCAACATCCCCGACCCGTCTGTGTATGCTAATCAGGCGGATTTATATCGCACGCTCTCGTGGGTGTTAACCGCAGTGGACATGACCGCACAGGCTGGGGCGTTGACTGATTTTTCAGTGGGGCGCATTATCGCGGGCAAAGAACCAAAGGACATCCCTAACCACGAATTTGAATTACTACTGAGAAACCCCAACGAACTTGACTCGCGCTTCGAGTTTCTTTATGCCACGATTGCGTACTGGAAGCTGACGGGAAATTCCTATTGGTGGTTAAATCGCAAGGATGAATATACCGCGCCGAATGAAATGTGGGTGATTCCCCCACAAATGATAACCCCCATCCCTGACGAAAAGATGTTCTTGCGCGGGTATCTGTATGACTCCGGCACAGGGAAAGAGATATTCCTAGAACCCCACGAGATTGTACACTTCAAACGCTTCAATCCGTTTAGCCGCTTCGTCGGCTTGTCCGCCATTGAGTCTATTGCCCTTGTAGCTCGTGGCGACTTGGGAATGCAAGATTGGAATACTAAATTATTTGCTGAGAATAACGCCCGCCTGCCCGGTATCCTTACGTTTCAGGAAATGGTACAAAATGACACATGGCAAAAAATCAAAGAGGATACCCGCGAGGCGTCCACCAACAGATCGCTGCTCATGCTTCGTGGCGTGGGTGCAGGCGGCGTTAATTGGTTGCAAAACTCTGTGTCGCAAAGAGACATGGAATTTCTGGCGGGACGAAAGGCAAACAAGGAAGAGATATACAGCGTCCTTGCGCCAGGACTAATGTCCATGCTGTCCGAGAACAGCACAGAGGCAAACAGCGTTGCGGGACGCGCCACATTTACCGAGTTAACCGTTTACCCCATGCACGTTATGATGGCGGAGAAAATAACCTCACAGGTATTAACTTCATACGGCGGGCGTCAATTGGTTGGATATTTTGAGGACATCCGCGTGACTGATAGGCAGTTGGAGTTACAGGAACAGGATAAATATAGTGAGACTCACACGCTGGAGGAAATCCGGCTGGAATACTACGGCGACGAACCGCTGGGCGATGAGCGCGACAAATTACTACCCTCACAAGTGACAGCAAAGGCAAGCGAACCGGCTCTACCACAACTGACAAAGCCGGAGATACAACAGCCGACGCAGGCAATTGAAATGAAAACGGACATACAGGTAGACGAAAGCGCGAAATATTCAGACGAACTAAAGCGGTGGGAGCGGAAAGCGGTCAAGGCTTTTGGCACTCCCAGAGCGTTAGAGTTCGAGTCTAATCTAATACCCGTAAAGGTACATTCTGCGATTAAGGCAGCAATCAAGGCAGCCAAGAGCGTGGATGCTGTTAAACTGGCTTTCGTTCTTGACGTTGAGGAAATGAGCGACGTGCAAAGATTGGCGCGGGCAATTGAAAAGGCGGTAGCAGGTGGATGATCTACACGGCTACTTGCGTAAGGTAGTTGAGGCGGTCCCAGAGGTGCGTGGGTATTTGTCACAGTCCACATTGGCGGCATTGGGTGAGGTGAAAGCCGCCATAAAATCAGTGGGCAATTACCAGCAAATTGCAGCGGACTACCGCAGCGTAATAACATCTTCGCTCGTGGATTACTTCGAGGGCGGCAGCATCACTCCATCCCGTAACGCTTTTAAGGCGGCGATGGCAACCGCATTCGTGGATATGTTCGAGACAGCCTGGCTTGATGGCGGGGCAGAAATGCCGTTTAGCGAAGAAGCAAACGACTGGCTAGTGGCGCGGCAAGAGTTGGAGTTTGGGTATATTCAAACACTCTTTGAGCAAGCTAAGGCGTTGAGAAAAGAGGGGGGCTTTGACTTCTTTTCGTGGATTACCGCCCGCGCCGATGGATATATAAACACATTGCGCGAGGTTTACAACAACGCCCTACTGAGGACAAAAAAAGATATGATGGTGACTTTTGAAGGTGACGATGGGGCTGAGTCCTGTCCTGATTGCCAAAGGCTAAAAGGTAAGCGGCATAAAATCTCATGGTTTCTGGCGCGTGACTTCGTGCCTCCCTTTGGACAGGGGTTGGAGTGTCATCCCGGCGGACGTTGTCAGCATGGGCTGATGGACGACAAGGGAAATTGGGTGACGGTATGACGATAGGCTTTCAACTTCGCCCCATAGACAAGGTGAAAAAATACATCGCCACCGTTCCACGCGGGGCGTTGCGTGTTGGATTACTTGCGCTTGGTAAATATATACTAGGCAATAGCCAGCATGGACTAAAGCACAACGAGCCTTATAAATACGTTAGCCGAAAGGCGGCTTATGGACAGACTTTTTTTAGCGATAAGCAGCGACGTTGGTTCTTTGCTAATGGCGGGGCTGATATGATTGGTAACAATCGCACAGGCAAGACAGCGGATGCGTGGGCTTACGTTGAGACGAAGGGCGGTTATGGTGGAAAGTTTACCAACCCCACTGCCTCGGCGTACTTCACACGGGACGAAAAAGGACAGGCAAGACAGCCCGCTCTGGTTGGTTGGCGCAAGGTTTCCAAAGTCGTGTCAGATAATATGGCGGGCGCGATACGCTCCGCAAATGCCGCTATAAAAAGGTACTTGCAGGAAAATAAATAGTGGTATAATACCGAAAATCAAATAGACCTATATTCAGGATAACCGAGACCGCTTGTAAACGGTAAGGCGAAAAGGGATATGGGGAAAACGCAAAGGCTAGTAATGGCGCGTATGACCGAGAGTCAATCTCGGTTGTACGCGCTTTTTTTCGTTGGAGTTTTATGATAACCGTCAAAGCGATAGACGAATGGGAAATAGAAATCAGGGCTGTGCCGTTTGGCATGGACGGAGATCAGCAGTCATTTGATGCTGAAACAGACTACATGCTGGATACCTTTAGCACCCCGGCGATTTTGTACCATCACGGGATCAACCCCGGAAAGCAATCGTTGCAGGAAAAGCCCGTCATTATAGGAAAGTCGGTTTCCGTTGAAAAACGGGCAGATGGCATTTACATTCGGGCGATACTTGACAAGACGCTGGAATTTGCCCGGCGCGTCTGGGAAGCTGCAAAGAACGGGATAGCCGTCGCGTCGTCTGACAGTATTTCACACTTGGCACGATTGGACGTGGGCGGAAAAAGGATAATGTACGAAAAGGGGCGGGCTGGTCGAATATCGGTGTGGCCTCTAGCGGGCGTGTCGTTGTGGGATAACGTGAAAGAGAATTTCAACCCCGCGTCACAAAACGCGATAGCACTCCCGGCAATGAAAGCGATTTACAGGGACGCAGGCTTACTGTTTCCTGAGATTGAACAAACAACTCACGGCGATTTGTCAGAGGCTAAAAAAGCGGCGAAGCGTGCGGAGGATGCAATAAAGGCTTCAAAGAAGCTAATCAAATATTTTGAAAATAAGGAGAAATAACATGAACAAGAACGAAATGGTATCCCGCGTGAAAGTTTTATCGGGTATCTCGAACCCCGATGAAGACGAAGTGAAGGAACTCGAAGGGCTTAACGGTCAGTTGTCCGCCCTGAAGGCGAAGGAAGATTCTGTTAAGTTGCTCGCGCAGGTCGAGGCGGACGAAGCCAAAGCGCGCGAAGAAGAAACCAATCGCAAGATTGAAGATGCGGTCAAGAAAGAACGCGAAAAGCAGGCTGCCCGCGAAAATCGCCTGCCTTACAGCGAAGCCCCCGCGCAGTCCAAGTATGCCGACACCTACAAATACGACAATCTGGACGCCGCTGATTTGTCTGTGGCAATCGAAGTCGGTAAGTCCCTCGGCGTGAATTTCGGACCCGGCGCGATGAAAGCCATGTCCCTCCGCGTTGCCGACATGAAAGATGACGGCTCGGACAAGAACCGCAAAGATATTGCTTATATCAAGGGCGCGTTCAAGAACCAGACCCGCACGAACATTGAGCCGAATAAGGAAGCCGTTGAAGCTGCCATTAAGGCTGCGACTGACCCGATGTATACCGGCGGTTCTACCATTGGTTCTGATTGGGTGGGTACTGCGTACTCACAAGCAATTTGGAATAAAATCCGCGCTGAGAATCGCGTGGCTGGAAACATCCCGGCTGATGTCATTCCTGATGGGTACTCGTCCAAGACGTGGCCCCTCGAATCCACTGATATGACGTGGTACAAGGTCGCTGAAGCTACCGCAAGCGATTCGACCTTGAAAGTCCCCGCCGCCACTGTCACCGCTTCACAAATTGCCACTGGCGCAAAGAACATCCCCGTTGCCAAGATTGGCGCGCGCGGTATCTACACGGGCGAGTTGAACGAAGACTCACTGATTGGCTTTGCTCCCCAGCTTCGCTTGCAGCTTGAAGTGTCCGGTCAGGAAATTGTCGAATCTCTGTTCATTGATGGCGATGTTGAAACCTCCGCCAGCAAGAATATCAACGCCATTGACACCACCCCCGCCGCGACTGATTACTTCCTGTCCTTTGACGGCTTCCGCAAATTGGCACTTATCACCAACACCGCCAATAG